CATGTTTTATTCCTTATCTACCATAACTCAATTCTTTTTGTGCCATTTGTACTGACCCAAATAATGTTTTGCGATTTTCAGCAAACAATTGTGCGACTGATTTTGCATCAATAGCACTAATGTTATTTGTAATGTATGTATTGCCTTGTGCGGCATTAGCAACACTACCACCATTAGGTACTATTGTGCCTGCTGTTTTAGGTACAAACAATTCAGGACCATTCTCACCAACGATACTTGGCTTATTTACTGGAGGATTACCACCCTCTGCAAAGAAACCACCAAACAATGATCCTAAGAATGAGCTTGCCCCACTCATGGCAAGTGCCGCTTGTTTCTTTAATTCAATTTTAGCCAAATCTTGAATAACACTTCTTGCAAAATCTTTAAAGCTAAACTTACCTGTCTCTACAAAGTTATCAATAGCACTATTCATATTACTTGTAATGCTATTGAACGCATTACTTGCCATAGTAGCGGCATTAGTTGCACTATCAATGTATTTGTTGAAAGCATCTGTCCAACCAGTAGCAAATTGATTACTAATTTTTAACTCACTTAACTGTGCTATCCTTAACTGATTAGTTAAATCATAGACTTTCTTTAACTCAATGCCATATTGCGCAACGTTGCCAATTCCATCTTCTGTAGTAAACGCTTCTGTAACAGCGTTTGCCATATCATTTTCTAATAATGTAATGTTGCGTTTTATTTGTTCTTCTTGCTGTTCAAATACTGAACGACCTTTTTGTTCTTTACCAAATTGAATCTCACCCAATTGCTTTTGTAAATTACTAAACACACCGCTAGTTATACCGGCAATCTCTTGCTGTTTTTGCATCTGCTGTGACATTTGCTCAAGCGTAATTACTCTAGCTTGCTCAATTGCTTTAGCTGTTTGTATTTTATCAATATATTGACCAACACTAATTACTTGTGCATTTGTTTCTGCTTTAACACTAGCTATTGCACCGCCAATAGCATCGTAACGATCTTGTAAATCTTTTACTTCATTGGCACTAGTGCCAGGTACTTTCATTGCTTGTTGTAATGCTTGTTGCTGTTTAACTAAGTCAGCAATAATACCAACTTCTTTATTTCTAATATCAGCAATTGTTCTTACTTTTTCTGCTTCATCACTAGTTTTGCCAACTAGTCCTACTTCTAAGTCTAAAGCATCTTTAACTAATTTATTTTGTTCTTTATACGATTGAACAATTTGATTTTGCTGAAGCTTAAATTCATTTAAGGCTTTCATACGAGTATCCAACTGCTCACGATCAGCTTTAGACGCTCTCATTTGTTCATCAGCATATTTGTTTATGCCATCAATCTGTTTTTTAGTGTAAGTACCTCTACCGTCACCTGCGTCTTTAGGACCCAATCCTAAATACTTTTTAGTCATATTATAAAGATTAGACACGCCCTCAGTAAAGCCATCAATAATTCTAGTGTTAAACACAGCATCAATTATTGAACCAATACCATATGCGACAGCTGCCACACCAGCAAGTGCTAATACTATTTTAGCTGTCCCGGTTGCAAATAAGGCTAATCCAGCGGCCGCACCTACAGCCGCTATTTCTGCATGAGCAAAGCGTTGGGCTAACTTGCCTATTAATGTAACCATATTATTAAATAAGCCATTGCTTTTTGCAAACATTGGAGTAGCTCTTAAGAACCTGTCTATGTAGCCTAGAGCCCAACTAAATGTTTTAGTAAAGCTTGCCCATGCACCACCTAATGCAGTAACACCTGCCGCCATTTGCCCAGTGCCGGCTGCCCATAATCCTACAACTGCCGTAAAAGCTACACCAACATATTGTATTGCTTTACCTAGGGCAGTAAATGCTACTGCCGCTCCACCTATCTGTACTAATGCCGCAACAAAATCGTCAATCTTTTTAGGATCAATCGCATTCAAATAGTCTAGCATTGGCTTAATAGCTTTTAATAAAGACAATTGGAATGTATTAAACACTGCTGCCATTTTATCATTAGCTTCTGCCGCTGTTGCGATTGCTGCCGTATATTGACTAGCGGCTTGTGTCGCTCTCCCAATATCGCCACCTACTCCTGCAAAGTCTACGCCTTTAGCACCTTTACCTAATAGCTGAGTTGCTAATGCCGCACGTTTACTATTATCTTCAATCTTTGATAGACCCAATATTGTTTTCGCAAACAAATCTTGGTCACTTAATGTTTTCAAATCATTTAATGATACATTAACATCACTAAAGGCGTCTTGCATTTTTACTGCGCCCTGATTAGCATCCTCTATGCTTAATCCTAATTTAACAATCATTGAAGCGGCTGTTTGTGCATCTCCACCATTAGCTACTACTGCGTTGCTGAATCCAATAATGCTTTGTGTAGCTACACCAGTTGCTTTTGAAATATCTGCTATTCCATCTGCGTATCTAATTGCACTAGTTACGGCAGCACCAGTAAACACAGCCGCCACAGAAGTTTGCAACGCACTAAACTTATTTTTTAATGTAGATAGTTGCGTTTCAACTTTTTTAAGTGTTGGTGATATCTTATCATCAATCCCCATTGAAAACTGTAAATCATTTGCCATCTTATTTCTTTCTTAATATTGCCGCGACACGCTTTTTAATAAAATCTTCAGTTGGTTTACTCATACCATCTGGATTTTGATTACTAAAACCTTCATCTAACTTTTTAGCGTATGGATATTGCGCTTTAATCTTTGTGCCATCTAATCTAGTTTTGCGTCTTGCGTTACCACTACGAATAGGAGTATTCTGTACAAATTCCTTGTAAGCTTCTTTTGGCACTTGAGCAAGATTTTTTTCAATATTCTTTAAGCTTTTAGTAATACTGTTTTTAATTGTCACCGACATTATTGATCCTTATTTTGATTGAACATAGCAACTAATTCATCTGTTGAATAGTCAGGCGCAGGAGCAACACCATTGTTCATAGCTTTCTTATGATGATAATTCTCAAATGTTAATGATGCATCCATAATGTACAAATCAAATGTGTTACTTCTTAATAATACTTCGCTAGGTAACATTCCATAACGTTTACCTAAACTATCGATCATCAGTATCAGTGCCATCTTTTCACTGTTAGGATCAATAGTGTCTTTTGTTACTTTCCCAGTAGTTCAGTGACCTTTGCAATTGCCTTCATCAATACATGTGTTGGTAGCATAGCATCATCTTTAAGGATTTCTTTACCCTTTTCATCTAAGATAAGTGTACGAACAACACTAATGATACCACCAGTATCTTGTCCGCTTGCGTTTGCTAGTTTCATAAACACATCCATAGGCTGACGATCCCATGTATAGAATTGTATTGGTTCACCAAACTCTTTAATGGTATCTTCGTCATCAATATGAACGTCTATTAGTTGGGGTTTTGCTGTAAGCTGAGATAATTTCATTTGTTATTCCTTTTAAATTATTGTAATGTATTTATTCGTTTTCGTTTAGGTCTTCTAATAGTTGATTTAGTAGAGCTAATCTAAACGCTTGTTTTGCTTTTAGTTGTTTGATTGTAGCTTGCATATTATCAAGCATAGGCATCATCTTTGCCTCGTCAGCGATTAAACTGCGCAGTTTTTCTTCGTTGGTTTTGTACCATACTTGTTCTTGTTGTGTCATTTGTTTCTTTCTAATAAAAAAGGGAACACTGTTACATGCTCCCTTGTATTTACTTAATCAATTGATTAAGGGTTTGTGGCTGCTACCATACTACCATTAACAGCTAGTGTCATTGGTGTCACCCAGACAGGTGCATCAGGACTTACTGTTGGTGCTAGTGAAGCAACATATCCTTGACCAGCGTAATAGTATGCGTTTGCTGTACTGTTACCACCGTTCAAAACTAATTTCCACTGTACTTGAACTTTGTTATTAGACAATCCTGCAACACCGTATTCAGTAGATGTAGCTGGAGATACTTGATCTGTACCAAAGTACACAGTACCATCAATAACCATGTTCACAGAGATTTCGTTATCTGCTGGCGTAGTTAGTTTGTTCATATCACCTGAACAGAAATCAATGTATGAATAGATTCCTGTACTATTTGTGATAGTAACATCTTGTAAGCAAGTTACACTAAGTGTATTTGCTATGTTTCCCCAGTTAGCACTGTTGCTAATGAGATCGGTACTAACCAATAGTGTTGGTTGTGTACCTGTTGTGTTTACTGTAATTCTTGCCATTATAGTCTCCTTGTGTTTGGCTTTATGTATTAAATTCTAATCTTGTTAAACTGAATGTCCAAGTATGCTTTTCTGCTTGAGTAGGTCCATAAGTTCTTACCTGATCGAAATTTCTTTCGAAATAACCACTCATTAATTGTTCGCCATCATCTTTGATCGCTGTAACTAAATTTGCAATAATAGCATTGATTGCTACATTGTATGGGTCATCTTGGTAACTAATGTATGTGACATTAAATTCATCAATTGCATGATAAATTGCACCACAATATTGTATTCCTAATTGGTGAGGATTTCTGCTCACTGTATGCACATCACTAACATAGACACCATAACGAACTTTTTCACTATCGCTAGGGAAATCGCTGTATATTGGTATGTTCCATGCTGTAGGTATATCACGTTTCAACACATCACTGATTTGTGTTTCAGTTACGGTTGGTTCGTTCAATACACTGTATGTGACTTCAGCCATTAGAAATATCTCCTATCTCCGTTGAAATAATCAACGTCTGCTGTCCAATTTTCTTCAAGTTT